ACAGCTGACGTTGCCTTCTCAAGTAGCGATGTTACAGTAACACTAACTAATACTAATTCTTCTCAAACTGCTCGTAATTTAAGACTTAATTTAACAGGTACTTCAGGTGGTGCACGTAACTTAATTCTAGGTTCAGGCTGTCAGATTGAGAAATTCTACCTAATAAACAATGCCTTAGCCGACGCAGTTACAGTTAAAAATACATCCGGTACAGGTATCGCAGTTCCTGCTGGTACGGCGATGTTGGTCTTTAATAATGCTACTAATGTAGTTAACCCTCTTACTTATTTTACAGGCACAGTAGTATCTAGTGCAGCCACAATTACAGGTGGTACAATTAATGGTACTTCAGTAGGAGCTTCAACAACATCTACGGGTGCGTTTACTACATTAGCAGCTTCAAGTAATGCAACTGTAGGTGGTACTTTAGGTGTAACAGGTAATGCGACATTCACAAATGACTTAGCCGTTAACGGAAACACTACACTTGGTAATGCGTCTGGCGATACAATAACACTTAATGCGGCTACTGCAAGTGTACCTAACAATTTAAACTTTAGCGGTACAGGTACTATTACAGTGCCAGTAGGTACAACAGGACAAAGACCTAGCCCAACAGCAGGTATGATCCGTTATAATACTACAGAAGCTTCGTTTGAAGGTTACGCTGCAGGTGCTTGGGGATCCATTGGTGGTGGTGCTACAGGTGCAGGTGGAGACCAAGTATTTTATGAGAACGAATTAACAGTAACAACAAATTACACTTTAACAACAAGCAGAAACGCAATGTCTACAGGACCGATAACTATCGATTCAGGTGTTACCGTGACAGTTCCAACAAGTCAACGTTGGGTCATATTATAGGAGAAGTAAATGGCACAAATTATTCTAGATTCAAGTAATAACTTAATACAAGGCGACTTTGATAACGCCACGGTAAATAACCGTACTAAGTTTAAAACTACAACACTCAATGGGACAACTAATGTTTATGCGGTGCCTAACGGTTCATCGACGTCCGCAGGGTATTCAGTGTCTAATGCCGCCGATCCTACAAATGCATCTAAACTAACCATCGCTACAAACGGTGCTACAGATACACAAATTATTTCTGGTATTAATGGTACGGGATCTTATTTACCTTTAAATTTTTATACAAACAATGCTTTAAGCATGACTATAGATACGGCAAATAATGTAGGGATAGGCGTTGCTAGTCCTAATAATAAACTTACTGTTTCAGTGGCTAATGGTGGAGGTATGAATATTGATGTCCCTAATGTAAGTAATAACACTGCTAAATATGCGTTTACTGTTGCTTCGGGTACAGAAATAGCTAATATAAAAGTTAATGCTGGTACGGGTAGTGGGTCACACCTGACTTTTGCTAATTATACTGGTGCAGGTTTAACAGAATGTATGCGTATAGACTCTAGTGGTAATTTGCTGGTAGGAACTACAACTGCCTTTGTTGCTCTGTCAGCTAATCTGCAAGGTTCAGGTTCTTTAGGACAACTAGGATTAAGAAATTCTGGAGCAACTGCTGGTAAATATTGGCAATTTGGACCAAACGCTTCTAATAATATAATTTGTTATAACAATAGTTCTGTTGGTGTTTACATAGTTGATGGAGGAACTTCATGGACTGGAACTTCTGATGAGCGATTAAAAACAGACTTAAAACCTATTGAAAATGCAGCAGAAAAAGTATCAACATTAAGAGCTGTGACTGGTAGATTTATAGCAGACAAAGAAAATAAAAGTCGTGCATTTTTAATTGCTCAAGACGTTCAAAAGGTATTGCCAGAGGCAGTAGATGCAAGTGACCCAGAAAAATTAGGCATAGCATATACAGACGTAATCCCATTGTTAGTAGCTGCAATTAAAGAACAACAAACCATCATCAACGAATTAAAAACCAGAATAGAAGCTTTGGAGAGTAAATAATGTCCTCACTCATTTTAGCCGGAGATACCTCAGGTACCTTAACGTTAACAGTGCCAGCTACCGCTGGTACAAATACTATAACGCTGCCTGCAGCTACCGGTACTCTATCTACTCAGACATCAAGTACAGGTGCATTGCTTATACCAGTAGGTACTACAGGGGAAAGACCTGGCTCACCTGTTAACGGACAAATCAGATATAACTCAACAACAGGCGCTCCTGAATGGTATAAATCAAGTGCAAATGCTTGGCTTCCTTTTACTAATACTTATTCTGCTGACTATTTAGTTGTAGCAGGAGGGGGAGGAGGATCTGGTGCTGCAAATGGTGGAGGTGCTGGAGGTGCTGGTGGATTATTAACAGGTACAGTTACATTAACAAATGGAACAGTTTATACTGCAACTATTGGAGCTGGATCATCTGGAACAAGTGGATCTTTACCTTCTGCTGGATCTAACTCTGTATTAAGTGGTACAGGAATTACAACTCAAACTGCTGTTGGTGGTGGGTACGGAGGATTTGCTAGTAATGGTGGATCTGGAGGTTCAGGTGGTGGAGCTGCAGCATCAGGAGGCTCTAGTTATTCTGGCGGTGCAGGAACTGCTGGACAAGGCTTTGCTGGAGGTAGCAATAATATAGGTTCACCATTTCCAGCAGGTGGCGGCGGTGGTGCTGGTGCAGTAGGTTCAAATGGTTCAGGTTCTCAATCTGGAGCAGGTGGAGTAGGTGTAGCATCATCCATTACAGGTTCATCCGTATTTTATGCTGGTGGCGGAGGTGGTGCTGGAACGTTTCAAGGTTCTGCTGCTGGAGCTGGTGGAAATGGTGGTGGTGGTGCAGGGGGTGGCGGTACTGGTGCTGGAACATCTGGTACTGTTAATACTGGAGGTGGTGGTGGCGGTGGAGGCAATAGTGGTGGTCCATCTGGAGGTTCTGGTGGTTCAGGCGTAGTAATATTATCCGTTCCTACAGCGTATTACACAGGTACAACTACAGGTTCACCTACAGTTACAACATCAGGCTCTAATACAATTATTAAATTTACTGCTTCAGGTACATACACAGCATAATGGCAAGCGTAGTTATATATGGTGATACCTCAGGTCAAGTAACGGTTGCAGCACCTGCTGCTGCTGGAACAACGACGATTACTTTGCCTGCGTCAACCATTACGGCTGACCAAATACCTCTAGCGACATCAAGTACAGGGGCGTTGCCTTTACCTGCAGGTACTAACGATCAAAGACCTAGTTCACCTGCAACAAGTCAGATTAGAATGAATACAACTAATAACACACCTGAGTATTATAACGGTACAGGGTGGGTAAGTTTTTCAGGTACAAACCAGTATTATTCAGTTTCTTACCTTGTAGTAGCAGGGGGCGGTGCTGGTGGTGGATTAAAAAATGGTTTTATTGTTGGTGGCGGTGGTGGCGGTGCTGGTGGTTATCAAACTTCTACTGCAAATTTAACCAGAGGATATTCTTATTCTGTCATTGTTGGTGCTGGTGGTGCTGGTGTATCACAAAATAGAGGCACAAACGGTAGTGATTCTAGTTTATCGGGTTCTGGCATAACCACAGTAACATCTATAGGTGGTGGCGGAGGTGGATGGAATGATACCGCTGCTGGTTTAGCAGGGGGTTCTGGTGGTGGGGGCGCTAATAACGGAGCAGGGGGTTCTGGTACAGCAAGTCAAGGTAGTGCTGGTGGCGGTTCATCATCTGCTGGTGGTTCTGGTGGTGGTGGTGGAGCTACGGCTGTTGGTTCAAATGGTTCTAGCGTTAACGGTGGTAATGGCGGAGCAGGTACAGCATCTAGCATTACAGGTTCGTCTGTAACATATGCCGGTGGTGGAGGTGGAGGCGGAGATTCTACTTCAGGAGGAACAAATGGTTCAGGAGGTTCAGGCGGTGGTGGAGCGGCTGGAGCAGCTAATACTACAGGAACTGCAGGAACTGCAAATACAGGGGGTGGAGGTGGAGGTTGTGGAGGTTCTAATGTAGCAACTGCTAAAGCTGGCGGTGCAGGTGGTTCAGGCGTAGTTATTTTATCTATCCCAACAGTGTCATACACAGGTACATACTCAGGCGCACCAACGATTACAACGTCAGGAAGTAATACAATATTAAAGTTTACAGGTAGTGGAAGCTATACAGCTTAAGGTATAATACGGATAACAAGGAGATTTAAATGTCACATTTTGCAAAAGTTTTAGACGGTAAGGTTACACAAGTGATTGTGGCTGAGCTTGAGTTTTTTCAAACATTCGTAGATTCATCACCAGGTGAATGGATTCAAACATCGTACAATACGCATGGTAATCAACATCCAGAAGGTAGACCCTTACGTGGTAACTACGCTGGTATAGGTTATATTTATGACCGTACAAACGATGTTTTCTATGCTGCACAACCTTATGCTTCATGGCTATTAGATCAAACCACATGGACATGGAAAGCTCCTGTAGCGATGCCAACTGATGGCAAACAATATAAATGGGATGAAGCAACAACTAACTGGGTAGAAGTACCCGTAGAAGGAGTATAACATGGCATTAACCTTAGACGGCACCAATGGCATAGTATCAAGTGGTAGTATTACTACCCAAAGTGCAACCGGTGTTATATTTAGTGACTCATCATCTCTAACAGCTGCAGCGTCACCTTATGTGCTAAAGAACCGTATTATAAATGGAGCTATGGTGATAGACCAAAGAAATGCTGGTGCTAGTGTGACTCCTGCCAACACTTACACACTTGATAGATGGCAGGGTGTTGTTTCACAATTAAGCAAATTTACAGTTCAGCAAAATGCAGGTTCAGTTACCCCACCATCAGGGTATAAAAATTATCTTGGAGTAACATCTTCTTCATCATATTCAGTTCTTACTGGCGATTATTTTATGATTAGTCAAAGAATTGAAGGTTATAACTTTGCTGATTTAATGTTTGGAACAGCATCAGCACAAACTTTTACTTTTTCTTTTTGGGTTCGTAGTTCTTTAACAGGAACTTTTGGTGGTTCATTTCAAGGCGCAGCTTCTGCAACACTTCGTTCTTATCCATTTAGTTACACAATTATCTCTGCAAATACTTGGGAACAAAAAACCGTTACTGTTGCTGGCGATACTTTTACAAATACATGGGATTCAACTAACGGAATTGGATTATTTGTAAACTTTGGTTTAGGTGCTGGAACATCAGCTAGTGGAACTGCTGGTGCTTGGGCTTCAGCAAATTATGCAAATGCCACAGGAGCAACATCCGTAGTAGGCACTAACGGAGCTACCTTCTACATCACAGGTGTTCAACTAGAAGTAGGCTCAACAGCAACACCGTTTGAACGCAGACTTTATAATGCTGAATTGGCTAATTGTCAGAGGTATTGTCCTGTTTTTGATATGGGGTCAGGTGGTTTAAATGATATATCTAGAGGATTTGCAGCAACAAGCACATTAAGTGATTTTACATTATCACTTTTGGTAACTCCAAGAGTTCCGCCTACAGGTATAACAACTTCTGGAACATTTGGTGTGGGTAATGGTGCTGCTGGAGGTACTGCAACTAATGTAGCTATTCAAGCAGGGGGTAATTCAACTTTAAGCCTTCGTGCAACTACAACAGCTGGTTCTCCAACTCTATCGCAAGGTGTTGGAGCAGGATTTTATGGTTTAAGCAACGGAAAAATTATTGCTACAGGATGTGAGCTATGAGAACTTATAAACTTTATATACGATTTGGTAAAACAGAACCTGACGCAGCTTATACAGTTAATGAAAACGGTTCAACAACAAGTTTCATATTTGACCCAGCTAACACAGACTACCAAGCCTACCTAAAATGGGTAAGCGAAGGCAATACGCCTCTACCTGCGGACGAGTAATGAAAGTCCTAGTTGGGGTTTTAATTGTACTTTGTTTACTTAGCTGGGTACATTGTTTAGGAGGTTAATATGTTTAGCATCTTAAGTTCAATTCTAGGTTTTGCAACTGCAGGTCTACCAAGTATCCTTGGCTTCTTTCAACAAAAGGGAGATCAAGCGCATGAACGTGAGATGGCTAGACTACAAAATGAACAAGCATTACTTATGGCTGAAAAAGGATTTGTATCTCAAGAAAAAATAGCAGCTATTGAATTGGAGGGTACTTATGCAGAAACATTCGCACAAGAACGTCAAGCACTTTATGAACACGATGCAAAGATTGTTCACGATGCAGCACCCTGGGTTAGAACTCTTAACGCAGCTGTCCGCCCTATTGTTGCTTTCACTTTTGTAGGACTACTTATATTTGTTGATGTAGCTGGATTTATTTGGGCTGTAAGAACTGTAGGATTTAGTCGTGAGTCTATGGATGTTATATTTTCATCTGATGAAATGGCTATTGTAGGTTCTATTATCGGCTTCTACTTTGGAGCTAGAACTTGGGAAAAGAAATAAGTGAATGTATCAAAAGCTGCTATCGCTCTTATCAAACATCACGAGGGTGTGCGTAGTCGTCCCTATCGTTGTCCTGCAAACTTGTGGACTGTTGGTGTTGGTCATCTTATCGGGGACGGCAAATTGTTGCCTGATTCTTATAACAGAACTTTTACGAAAGAAGAAATAGATGCGCTCCTTGTACGGGATCTCAATAGATTTGAACGCGGAATATCTAAGATGTTACCTAACGTGCCTCTTAGACAATGTGAATTTGATTGCTTGGTATCTTTTGCCTTTAATCTTGGTTTGGGTACATTTCAAAGATCAACACTCCGTCAAGCGCTTCTACGCGGCAATAAAACAGCGGCTATGGAATCGTTATTAAAATACTGCCGTGCAGGTGGTAAAATACTTAGAGGTCTACAAATTCGTAGGCTAGATGAGAAAGCACTCTTTGAAGGTAAATAATGCCGTTAAGTAAACTAGTCTTTAAACCAGGAGTTAACCGAGATCAGACTGACTATTCATCTGAGGGTGGTTGGTACTCTATGGACAAAGTTCGCTTCCGTTCAGGGTTCCCTGAAAAACTAGGTGGCTGGACAGTTAAAACTTTTGATCAGTACGAAGGTTCTGCACGTAGTCTATTTACATGGGCTGCTATCAGTGGTGCTAAGTTAACAGCTATTGGAACAAATGAAAAAATATATATTAACACAGGTACCGCACTCTACGATATAACACCTCTTCGTGTTACCTATACCTCTACTACAACGCCGTCAAGTGATAATTGTTTCCAAACTACATCAGGTTCTAACCTTGTTGAAATATTAAATATCACTGCAGGTATAGAAGATGGTGAGTGGGTGACATTTAGTGGAGTCACTACTGCGGTAGGTGGTGTGCCCGCTGCAGATTTTAACAACGAATTCCAAATTACTATAACTGGTGGTACCCCTTATATTGCTGTAGCTACAACTGCCACATCAACTGCCACATCAACGGGTAATACGGCAATCATCGCTCAATTTGAAATTAATATTGGTTACCCTATTGTAACAGCAGGTTATGGTTGGGGTGCTGGTGTATGGTCTCGTGGTACTTGGGGCTCTGGTTCTGTCACACCTATTTACTTCCCAGCTCGTTTAGAATTCTTTGATAACTTTAATCAGAACTTAGTCTTTAATATTAGTGGTGCTGATCTTTATTATTGGGAATATGACGACTCTTTTACAACTCGTGCTGTGACATTACAGTCTATAGCAGGTGCTATCGCGGTTCCTAGAGAAGTTGATTATGCATTGTTTGCCTCCTCTGGTCAT